CCGAACAACAGCGACCTTGCTACTGCTGGCAACTGGTCTGCTACTTATGACATTGATTTGGTGCCTATGGTCCAAATTACCGTCAACAGCTCGCTGGATACCAGCACTATCTGATCTTGATCAGAGCAAAGGCCCTACCATTAGGTGGGGCCACCTTCTTTTTTTAGCTATGGCTGCCACGATCAACGCCACTCTCAGCAGCGCGTCAGCCAACAGCTACGTGACCCTGGCTGAAGCCGACGCATATTTTGAGACCGTTCCAAGCAGCACGCAGTGGGACAACAAGAGTGATGACAAGAAAAACCGTGCATTGATCTCAGCTACTCGCTGGATCGATACGTTGAATTTTTATGGTGATCGTTGCGATGCGGACCAAGCTTTGAGCTGGCCTCGTAATAATTATCACGTTGATCGGGTAGAGCTAGTTTGCACAGCAATTCCGAACGACATCAAATATGCAGCGTTCGAGTTGGCGAATGCTTTAGCCAATGACACGGACTCAATTACAGGGACTACCGGCGATACGGGGCTATACGAGTCCGTCAAGCTCGGCGAAATGGAAGTCAAGTACAACACTTCTAGCCAAGCTACGGGAACGGTCAATAATGTCTTTGATGTTTATCCTTGGCTCCAGTCTTACCTTGGTGCTTATTGCCTTGGTGGGAGCGGCAGCTACCAGATCCGTACCGTAAGAGGTTGACATGGCTGGAGCGCTAGACACCCTTTTCAAGAACGTCGCCAAGTCGGTTGTCGCCGATCTAGGCAAGTCTTTTGACCACACAATTACTTACATAAAGAAGGCATCTCCTAGCTACAACGTTGCCACTGGAGCGTTGACGACTACTGATACGACGTATTCAATTGAGGTGCCAGTTGAATTTATTGATTCTACAGAGGAGCAGGAAGGGCAAGAGCAGCGTAAAGCAAGGCTGTATGTGACTCCTGATTTGATTGGTGACGGTCAGCCTACTTTTGAAGATACGGTCACATTAAAGTATGCAGGATCCGACCGGATTGCTCAGATTGTGGATATTCGCACGTACAAAGGAGGCCAAGAGTATTTGTATATTCTTGAGGTGCTGTTCTAATGGCAAAACGTGGCATTGGTCAGATTGAGACTGACCTTGAGCAGCAACTTAATGCAGCCTTTAATCAATTAATTGCTGATACAGTTAATGGATTATCTTCTACCACCAGCCCCGTAGACACAGGATTTTTTGCGTCTAGCTGGAAGGCGTCTACTCAAAGACCACAAGCAAAAGATGAAAAAACTGAGCCTTGGTCAACGTATGACAAAGGTTCAAATAAAGGCACAATTAAGCCGCGTTATCCAATCCCTAAGTTTAACTATAAAAGGCAACCGACTGTTTATGTAGGCAACACTGCTGTGTATGCTTTGCAAGCATTCGCTTCGCCCAAGTCAAATATCCCGCAGTTCGTACAGGGCGAAATGCGAGACAAAGTAAATAATGCTTTCCAGGAGCGAAGAGCGGGTAGGATTTTTGCTGCTACTGGACAGCGCACGGTCGCGCCTGTCGGCTATGAACAACTTGGTGGCTAAGTTATGACTCTTGTAAATGCTCGCGCTGCTTTTGAAAAAGCAGTCACTGACGCTGTTACAGACGCTGATGACACAGTGCTGATGGTGTATGACAACGTTCGTTTTACGACTCCTGGCAAGAGTAAAAAATACGTTGTTATGAGCGTCAATTTCAACCGCTCAACGCTGCAGAATCAAGGCGCAGCCTCTGACTATTACAGCGGCGTGATCCAGTGCAACGTTTACGTCCCAAAATCAGCTGGAACGTCCGTCCTGTCTGCGATTAGCGAATCTGTTATTGACGGCTTGACCTCAGTAAATGCCACCAGCTATACAGACACATTTAGTGTCTCTCCAAGGGTTATGGACGTTACAGGCCCAAGCCCTATTGAGCTAGAAGATCGACCGCATTTTCTGGGGATTATTTCTTGTCAATTTACAGCAGTCGTGTAGTATATTGATCGAAACGGCATTGATTTATGCGGGCCACCGAACTGCTTCGGAACAAGTTTGGCGTTAGCCAGCTTTACAAGTACGAGGTAAAAGAAGGCGACGAGGTGGTGCTTGAGGTGTTTTGGCACCCACTTACTATTGATGAGCGCGAGTCGATTCAGAAAAAAGTTGATGCTGCTGAAAGCAACGACTTTGCTTTAGGCCTGATGGTCGAAAAAGCATTGGATGAGGATGGCAAACGCCTCTTCCAAGATGGTGAGCGGGCCGCACTTAGAAACGCTGTAGCCGCTTCTGTCCTCCAAGAAATTCAGCTTGCCATGCTGAACTCTGGAACGGAGCATAAGGTGGAGGAAGCGAAGGCAGACCTTAAAAGCAAGTAACGACTGGTATTTTATTTTCTTCTTGGCGAAAGAGCTGG